GTTCATTAAATGCTGAGATGGTCGCGGCACTTGAAGCATGGACCGAAAAAAATAAACACATTCAAGCACTAGACCTTGCAACTATAGCATCACGATTGATAGATCTTGAACATGATGTTGAGAAGTTGAAATGCATGTATAGCAACAATAAAGACGAAAGTTAGAGATACTAACTTGGAGTGATGGCATGGCTAGAGACGATCCGCACTTTAACTTCCGTATGCCTATGGAAGTAAGGGAGAAATTAAAATTCAGGGCGGAGGCGAATGGGAGATCAATGAACTCCGAGTTGTTACAAATCGTCCAAGATGCTCTATCAAAACCATCGCCTGTGACTGGATATCGCGACGATGCAGAACGACTCGCTGATGAGCAGTCAGAGCTTGTTAAGAAGATGGTGTTTGATACGCTGAAGGATTTGTACAAAAAACCCACCTGACGGTGGGTTACTGTTACTTGTCTGAATCATCCAGTTCGTCTGTTTTCACATCCTCAAACCTTGGATGCAGGCGATTCATTTTTGCAATAAAATCTGAATAGTCGTTAGATAGCTTCATAATCGTAACGGTTGATGACAGATGCTCTCTTAATTTTTGATATCCAATATTTGGCGTCAGCCCCTGAAACAACTTTGTACCTTTTGAAGCCTTTACGTTCTGCTTTTTAAGCTCCTCAAGGATGTTTGGTGCCAATCGCTTGTAGACGATATCATTTGTCAAAACGCCAAAATACTGAGGGCGGAAGCGGGGATTTTCCGGCGGGTATTCTAAGCCCCTTAACCTGAAAAGCTCTTCATAATAATCAGCCGGAAATGTTGTAATATAAGGTTGAATTTCCTTTGCGACAAAGGCCTCGAGTATTTTGGCGAGCGCATCTTTTTCTCTATCTCGCTGGTACCCCGTCGCTTCATCAACAAGCGCTATTATTCCGACTTTAGCTAATGAGCGCACCAGAATTTCAGCTTTCTTGGCTGTCTCTAACTGGTTTGGCCTGGTGATAGCGCCTGCCTCTCTTGCCTTTAAATAAACATCGCAAACAAGAGGTATTATGGATGCGTCATAACCTTCTTGGACGGAGCCAGTAATCGTCTTGTATTTAACCTTATTGATCACATCCATAACATCTTGATTTATATATTTTTTAAGGTTTGCAGCATCCATAAAAGCGGGCATATTGATCGCCCCCTCTTCTTGAGGTGCTCTACCCCCTCTTTGTGGTCGGCCAAATGCTTTAAAAACAGAAGCTTGTGATATGATACGCCGTCCATTTTCGAGAACCGCGACATCTAATTCCGCATCACCGATCTTTAACTTTCCCTCATTCGCAGATACGGGCAATAAAGCTTTTTCTTTTTTTGCGGCAACAGCCTTTCTTGAGGATTCTTTTCTTTGCTCTGCTGTCATTTTTGCCGCGCGTGCCTTACCGCCTTTGGCCTTCCCACTAACATCATCATTTTTCATGAGCATATCTCGTGTTGTGATTGATAAGTCAATCATACACATGCACGTTGTAACGTGCAATATTTAAATATGCACGTAAATTGCAAATCAGATAATGAGGAGACTTTCTCCCCCTTGCACTGACATCATGGTATTCTGCTCAAAACTAAGGAGGTTGGTGTGTTAGAAATAGTCGTACTCGCTCTTGGGATATCCTGTTGCGTACTATATGCAGGGTTAGCTGCCCTCAAGAAACAGGTTAAGGAATTAGATCGCTCACATGAAATTGATACAAAAATTGCGCGATTAACAGAAGAGAATAAACACTTAAAAAATTCCATAAGGGCACTAACTGATGACAACTACAAACTGTCCCATGCATTGGCTAAGTGGGAAATAGTAAGTTATGAAAGAATGACCGACATGATTTTTTCGTCTTATATGGCTACAAAATCTCCTGAAACATCAGGAAAAGCAATAATTGCAGCCATTGAAAAGAGAATTAAATAGCCTTCCTTGGCGTTCATTTCTACTGCCTGGTAGCTTCGTTAGTTAGGAGAGGGCGAACGGCGTTAGCAGCCTGATTTAACGCTCGCTCATATGCCGGAGTTCCAGGCTTGACGTTTGCAAGGCGGAGAAGCATGTTTCTTGCTGCTTTAGACTCATACAAACGCATCATTGCACCAAAGCCAGCCTCAAGCCCCATTGATACGCCAAGAGTCGCAGTTGCGCCAATCGTCCTTATCCGGTTGGCTTGCGATTGCCCCGTCTGAGTTACTACATTTGCGGTGTCTGACCTTGCTGTTTGCTGTAGAACTTCATGAAGAGAATCAAGCTCTTTCATGTGCTTTCCAGAAAAAATAGTGTTGTAAATTTCACCGCCTGACTGAGATTTCAGCTTATTAACTTCAGTGATGAACTTGGCTGGAGAGTCACCGGCCTTTTCCGCTATTTTGCTGACATAAGCTGCACGCATAGCATCTTTCCCTTTATTATCCAATGCGCTCCAGATTCGTTTCACGTCAGATGGTTTTCTGCTTAATACAACGGTATTTATAAGTTCAGGACTGGCTTCACTGCTTGCCTTGTTGAGCTTGTTAGCAATGTTTTTATTAAGCACCTTATTATAAACGTTTGCATAATCGGAATTTGCTTTAAGGTATTTTGCTGCGTCTGATGCACCGAGGTTTTTTGCAACTGCGTTACGAAGATCTTTTGACATTGCATTCTCTACCATATTGGTAGCTGCTTTTGCCTGGTTTGGGAAGACCATAGCATCTCCCTGAACATTAGATCTAAATGCTGTTCTGTGCTGACGCAAGAGATCAAACGTAACATCCAAATCAGTTGCAGGGTTTGCTAATTCTTCACGTAGGTTACGCAAGGATGTAAGCAGGCTTTGATTGGCAGACGTCCCAAGCCGTTCCTGTCTTGCGATCGCTGTATTCAGAGCATTCATGGTATTTGTGGTATCAACTGCGGCATTACCCATTTTATTGGTGACGTCATTGATAACAGCGCCAGCGGCATCCTTCCGCCCCCTTAACGTGGTGGTAAGAGATTTCACCACATCATCAGGGTTGTACTCACCAAAACGGTCAAAATAATTACTTACCAGCTTACTACGCGTTGCATATTGCTCCGCTCGCTTTGAGCCTGTCCCGAGCAAAGCCCCCTCGGCATCCTGAGTTAGGCCGCGAGTGAAAGCATTTTTCGGCGGGATAACATCAGATGTCATTGGTGTCACGCCCATCGATTCTGATGTGGCAATTTTCTTCGCCACTTCTGGCGCAATATCACCTTTTATAGCCGTTATTCCACGCCCTATTCCCTTTGCTGCTGCGGAAAGAACCCCCTGAGCGGCAAGGTTAACTCCGGCATTTTTAGCTGCATTTTGTGCGAAATCGCCTTTCTGATTTGCGGCCTCTGCCAGTGATCCAATAGCCATGCTTCCTGCCGTTCCAACTCCTGGAACTAAATACCCGCCAATTGTTTCTCCAGCTTGCGCATAAGGGTCTGTTGGTCGATCGACTGGACGATAGACATCGTCCAAAACCTTGGGGCCACCAAGCCCCTGGCTGATTGCATTAATCAGACTTGCGCCGCCCTGCAATACGTCAAATGGTATGTTTACCAGACCACGACCAGCCTGTTCCGCAATTTGCCCTGCACTTTGACCACCAGTGAGCCAATCGCCAGCTTGTTGCATCAATGATGGTTCTTCCCGTGTTGGTGCATTATTGGCCTGATTAACTGTTTGTTGCTGAACAGCCTGACCAGCAAAATACTCATCAATGGCGGTGCCAATATCTTCGGTGCTCGTACCATCAGGAAAGGTAAATGTCTTACCGTTTGCAGTTACTTTCATCATTCCACCGTAAATTGAATGCCTGATCTTGAGGTATATGATCCAACCTGATTCCGTGGTTCTCCTGAAGGTGTCGAATCTTGTGCTGGCGCTGCGTCAGTATTCATTGACATATACCGCTTAACGGCACTCCCCAATGATTCACCTTTTTTAACATCCAACCCCAATATCTGACCGCCATTACGCGATTGTCCAGGGTTGCCATTCGCGCTCATCCACTCAGCTTTAAACTCATTAAACTGCGCGTTTCGTCGCTCAAGGTTTGCCATTGCATCAAGCCATCTTGCGACCGTCTCAGGGTTATCCATGTCAGTTGGCGCACCCTGTCGAACGATCTCAACGTCTTTATCCGTTGCTGGGCCGGGAGGTAGGAATTTAAGAACCTGACTGTTAACAAGGGCATTTTGGCGAATGCGCAAATCACGCAATGTCGTATCGCTTCCGGTAAGTTTTGCGAACATGTTCTGTGCGTTACCGAACAAGCCGGTCGTTGGTTTTTCTGCTCTGAACTGTTGAGCAAGCGCACTCATGGAATTGGCTGAGTTTGATGATGCTGTGGCATTGTTTACAGCCGTCTCGATGCCTTTTTCCATGTTTACTGACAGCTTAGGTGCTTCGCTAATCAACTGCTGAGCCTTTTCCTGCGCTTGCTGCATCTTAAACCCGAACTCTTGCTGATCCAGAGCCAAGCGTTGTGCTGCGATATTGTGCCCAGTCATTGCTGACTGATAGGAAAGGTTTTGCCCTCTCGCCTGAAGTGCTTCACCAGCCTGATTGCTGCGGATTGTCTCTGCCAGCCCGCCTCGGTCAATCTCACGACCAGCCATCTTGTCCTGAACATTGAAGTAATCAATCGGACCAAGAGCAGCCATTCCAAGGTGATCAACAAACTCACCAAATCCTGAAGGATTCTGCTGATACATCTGAGCAACGCTGTTAGGGTCAACACCGACGCGAGTCAGTTCCTTGGCGTTGTTTTGCAGCCATGATTGCATTGCTTCTGGAGACGATGACGCAAGGCGTGCGCCAGCCGCTAATGTACCGATAGAATTACGCTGGTCTTCATCAATGAATCCCATGCCTTTACGAACGGATTCAATCTGGTCTGGATATTGAGTAGCTAACTGACGCAAAGCACCGCGATCACCAGACGCATAAGCATTAGCGTATGCCTGCTGAAATTCTTTCTGCCGCTGAGCCTGCTTTTCCTGCTGAAACACCCCTGCAATACCTGAAAGGCCTTGCAAAGCAGTCAGCCCAACATTGTTAGCGCCTGAACGCTCAATATCATTGTTCTGCCTGATAAGCTGAAGCGTATTGCCGATGTCATTTACGCTCGGAGCGTTTGAGTTGACGCCGCCGATACCAGCCAACAATCCGCCGTTTGTTCCTTGCCAAGTAGCCATGATTACCCCTTAAAACAACGAGCCAAGCAATCCGATACCAGCACCAATGCCAGCGCCCCAAGGCGTTGATGTTCCCAAAAGGCTGGCAAGACCTGCACCGGCAATCGCACCAGACGTGCCACCGCTAATTGCAGTCTGAAGACTTGATGGTTTATTGGCATTAGCAGCGGCAAGTGCTGCGCTTTGCTGTGCAATGCTGCTCATGTTGTTGGCGTATGTCTGCCCAGCGTTTGCCTGACCTTGCAGCGCACCAAGCCCAACGTTTGCCAGATTGTTGTAATTGCTCATCTGATTTGATAACCAAGACTGACCGAGTGTCGGCGCGATCGTAGCCAGTTGATTGCTTGTGGCTGTCGAACCAAGTCCACCCGTCGCCTCCGCAGCAGCAAGACTCTGGTAACGAGCCTGACCTGCAAGGTCTTTATACTGCTGAGAATTGTAATACTGATTAAGTGCCTGCCCCTGACCTTCTAAACTGGAAAGGTTCTGAAGCTGGTTAACATACTGCTCCGCAAGAGGCGTGAACGGAGCAAGGTTTTTCATGATCGTCTGCCACTGCTGATTTTGCAGATCTGCAGCATACTTCTGAGCTTCTGCTGCATACTTTGCGCTTTTATCAGAACTGCCACCTTTCCCGCCTTTTTCAGGGCAATAAGGTTCCTCGCCGCGCAGTTTTCTGCCCAGCTTAAATGCATATAACATGGCTATCTCCCGTGATTCAGGAAGTCGATTAGTTCTTCGCGTGTTGCGCTGTAAAACGTCACGTCATCCACGCCTTTGAAGTATTTCTTGATGGTTCCTACACGATTAAGGCCAATCATTGCGCAGTACATCTGCCCGTGGCGGAATTTGCGCGCAGCGAACGATGTGACACACTGAACGGTGGTGTTAGTCAGAATGTATCGCCAGAACGCCAGCCCGATTTCCTTGCTGAAGCCGCGAACCTCTGGCAGGTACATGGCGTGGCAATCGAATGTCAGCGGCTGAATTTCCTGATAGTAAACAATTCCGCCGAACTGCCCGTGCACGTTAACCTCAAAGTAACGGCATTCAGGCTTGTAGTCGTATCCATCACCGTTGTTGCTCCCGGCAATAATGTCAGGGTGATTTCCGACTGCTTCGATCAGGTCGATGTTTCGCGTTGGTTTGAATGTAATCATCAGTCAATCAGCCCATGTAATCTAAGTGCCGTTTCAAGCGCCAGAATACGCTGCCGCGCCTGCTGCAAACCTGTAGCGAGAGCTGCGACTTCGGATTGTGTGTACGTAGTGCCGACAGTGTATGACTGGTTAGCGTTGAATGAGCCAAGAAGTGGTGTGCCTGTGGCTGCAGTCCATCCGGTCTGCCTTGCTCCAACGACCTGAATTCCATCAACTGAATATGATGTTTTTACATCCAGCGGTGACGCAAGAGACTGCGATTCGGTTACGGTTTTCGATACGTAATCACTCTTAATGTCAGATACATCGCTTTCTACGCCATCCAGTCTTTGGTCAACAGTGACCAGATGCGCCTGAATATCGATAACCTCATCCAGCAAGTAATCAACATCGCTACGCAGTACGACTATCTTCCCTTCGACGGTTGTTAACCTGACCTCAAGGAGATTTATCGCTTTTGTGTTTGCGGTGATTCTTGCGTCGTGATCTGCCAGTTCGACGTCCTGCTCATCGTTCCTGACTTGTGCGTCATAAGCGCCCTGTCCGGCCTCGTTGGCCTTGTTAGCCACGTTGCCAACATCAGTACCCTGTGCGATAACGTACAGCAGATATGACTGCGAGAAGATATTGCGTGGAAGGATTGATGTATCGAGCCGCGTCGCCTGAACAATAACAGGTGTATTGAGATTCGAATCAGCCATTACTCAATCCTTATCTGGCAGCCAGACAGAGTGACAGGTGACTTCGTGATAACACGCAATTTGAAGCCGACATTTTTCCTGATGCGCCCAACTCGCTTCCACAAAACGCGTTTGTCGTAAACGAACGGTTCATTCTGCTCAATCATCTGCTCACGCCCGTAATTGATGCCGTCAGTGGTTGCAGAGAGAAAAAGGCGGTCGGCGTACTGCGCAACGCCAGTTGACGATTCAACCTCAAGGTCGAACACTCTGGCGTTATCCGCTTTGAAGAGTGGAGTAAACAGCAGGTGTTCCTGTTGCTTGTCGTACTGGCTGCTGATGTCGAATTGCAATTTCCCGATCACCGATTCCAGCTTATCGCCGCACGTTATCTGATTGCCTTCGTAAATGAAGTCGATAGCGCGGTACACATCGTCATACAGGCCTGTTTTCAGCACACACCATTGCGGACCATTGGCGCTTGAAGATGCGTCGTACACGAGAACATGGCGTGGAAGGTGGATAATCAGCAACTCATGAGCATCAAATCTCAGAGACTCCATCACGCCATCAGCCAGTTCATCAGCAGTGTAGGAGCGGAGTATTTTCTCAATGCTCGAGCTGGCGATTGGTGACACCTGACCGGAGCCGATGATGTATACAGACGGCGCACCTGTTGCCGGATTGCTGATGAACGCATAGGAATCAGCAAACGGCGTTTTACAGTAGGTTCCTGCAATACCTTTCTGCACCATCAGCGATGGCTGTGCAACATACAAAGCGGCACCAACGGTGGTTGCGCCAGTAAGGGAGAAATATTCAATAGTCGATGAACCAAAGCAGACGATGAAGTCTCGCCATGTGCCGATGCCGATGATGCCGTCAGGCTGCGATTCTGCGCGATATTGTGCGCTGTATCGGTCAGGATGTGATTCGTCTTCAAGGTCAGTGATAAACCATGAATCAGTGCCGTCTTTTGACCACGCATAACGCCCACGTAAGCGCGTAATGTCGCGTACTGAGCCTAACTCATACTGCGTGAATCCGCTGTCTGTAGGCCAGTTTGAGACGGTTTTAACCGTGCCATCATAGCGATACTCGACCAGTTGACCATTAACGCCTACCGCCTGTGATGTCCGACCATGCGCCATTGATACGCGACCACTTCCGGCAACATCACCGACTTCACTTTCGCCTTTGTACAGCTTGCCACCACACACGCGATAAACAGCATTCTGCGCCATGTTGTACTCGACGCCACGCGATACGCCGTTCACATCAGAACGTTTGGCAATGCCCGGGAATGAGCGAAGATATCCGCTGCTGTTAAGGATTTCTTTGGGTGTAGCCAACATATTCACTGGCAGATAGTCGATATAGTCGGCGTTTCGAAAGTCTTTGCCGACACCTTTCATAAGCGGAAGTTGCTGAATCGGCATTTATTCGCTCCCGTTATCGCAAGGTTCCTTCCGGTGGAAGTAATTCCAACCGTTCCACTTCGCCAACTGGTTACCGCTACCAACAGGCATACGGTTTGGATAACCGGACTTACATTTAGCGGCTTTTGCCCTATCCATTGCAGACAGTTTGACGAGTCGCTCTTTACCGTATCTGGCAGTGGTTATAAGTTTTGCAGACGCTTCCAGCGCATAATCTGGAGCAATGCGGCAGGCAAGGTTGAAAATGACGGCATTGATAGCGTTATTTGATAAACCGTGCTCATCGCCCGGATCCGGAGCGACATCTGCATCAGCAAAAATGTAGCCAACGTTGATACCAGGTGACACATCACCGCCAAGCCATTCAGCCATCATCATTTCAAGGTCGTTGACGCCGTCTTCCATAGACTGCGGTTCGACATCGGTTAACGTGGCATTTGATGCAACACCGAGCTTACGTAATGCCGCAAGGACTAAATCACCCTTCGTTGTCAGGTTCATCTGCTGCCGCCTTAGGTTTTCGACTAGGCTTTTTACGCTGTTTTTCTTCTGGCTCTGGCTCTGGCTCTGCAATAGCCGGACGCAAACTCAGGAGTCGTCTAAGAACATCATTTGCTTCATGACCATCCCACTCTTTCCCGAACTCAAGCTCAGTACCTTCAGGAAGGAACTCGATTTCTTCAACAGGTAGGTGATAAGTGATTTCGCCTTCTGGAGTGGTGATACCAGCAATGATCCAGCCATCCCACTCTTCACCGTCACTGTGTTTGCGAGACCACCACGAAAGCTCAGCGTAAGCATGCATCAGCGATGAGAAGAGGCGCACTCGGTGAGCGTAAAGCTCGTTAAAAGTGTGATAACCGTCGGACACTTCGCCCATATCAACTGGGGAAGTTTCACCTCCGCCAACACTCCCAATTTGATCACCAACAAGAGGATCATCAGGAACATCGTCAGGGTGCTTATACCAGCCATTTGCTAAGTGCACAGCTACATCATCAGGATCAACGGTTTTCGTTTTCAGCTTGCGTCCCCATATTTTGGTATCTCCGCCAGCCTGAAAAATCATTACGCTCATTGGTATCTCCAATAGAAAAGGGAGCCGAAGCTCCCTCTGGTTATCACGCGGTCTGGTTAGGCAGACCAACACCAATTGCCTCTGGTCGTACAGCACATGCTGAATACCACACAGCAATACGGCACTTACCAGACAGAGTGTTGATATCGCCCTGCGTTGCGAAGATGCCGTTAACACCAATACCAGGAATGCTGAAGGAAGACGTTTTCATACCAGCAAACAGTTCATGGGTTACCGGGATCGGCTGAGACAGCAGACGGATTGAGTCATCAGCCCAAAACACGTTAGCGGTGGTTGTTGCCACGTTAAGAACGTTTACCGGAGTGGTATCAGCAAGAGATGTGTTTACGTTAGCGTAAGCCTTCTCTTCTTTTGTCAGTGACGCGTCATCCAGCGCAATAGGCTTCGGCGTGATTTCGATGTGAGTACCATCGATCACACGGGTGATTGAGAAAGTCGCGTCATCAGTCAGCACGTTCTTCGCCATCTGAGACAGGAATTTCACACCAGTGAAACTGATTTTGTCTCCGCGCTTAAACCCGGTGGTGGAGGATACGGTCACCGTTGCAACACGGTTGTCGACGTTCTCTTTGTTACCATCGGTATCAAGGGTGTATGCCTGCGGCTTAAACTTCTGCGCACCAGAAACAGTTACACCAGTAGCGGCTGACTTGGTAACTGCCGGAAGTTTCGGTGAGCGAAGAATTTCATCAAAGCCAGCAATCTGACGCTGAATAGTACCGTTGCGATACGCTTCTTCAGGAACGCGACCGAAGATGTCACCATCTACCAGGTTGCGGCCTGCTTTGCGGTAATCGTCAGGGTTCAGGAAGTAACTGATGCCCATATCGCGGTTTAGCTCACGGGAGAACATCAGGCGCTCTGCATCAGACACAAAATCCCAGCCAGACAGGCCAGTAGATGGACCAATTGCGCGGGTATCGTGAACAACAAGCGAGCCCATTTCAGTTGCCTGTTTGGCAATTGCTGACTCAATGTTATTCGCCAGTTTTTTGGCGGATGCCTGGATGCGGCGACGGTAAGAACGCTCATCACGCAGGTCATCTGCACGAAGCTCGAAGAAATCGTTATCCGGATCGCCCATGTTGCATTTCACGGACAGCTCCAGAATCCCGGTTGCGTTGCCAGTTAAATCCCAGCCAGTCTGAGTTGGCGCTTCCTGCTCAACAGGCATCCACACGGTGTTGCTTGAACGCTGCATGGATTCTGCCGGAGGGGTGTATTTTGTCACTTTGGACGCCATTGGCGTCAGGTTCTGGACGGTTTCGATGATTTCATCCAGAGCATACGTGACCAGTTGACCTTCATTTAATGCCATTATCGAATTCCTTTATTCAGTTGCGCCTTGAGCTTGCGGTATGTCTCTACATCCCCTTTGTTTGCTGCCGCTTCCATCTGCTTTTCAATCGCAGAGATATTTGCAGCAACAGCGTGTCCCTGAATGGGTTCATCAGGTAACGGGGCTTCTGAAACAGGCTTTGCTCGAGGCTTGAGAGTTAAACGTTCTGACAGTCGAGTGAGTTCAATCAGCGCGGATTGCCCGTCCATCGCCAGCAACTGGCGTGTTTTCTCAGGATTAGCACCAAGGTGATACATGAGAGCGGCGGATTTCTCCGGGAAGAGGCGCATGATGTCGGCACCGACTGCTGGCGGCACCAGTTGCATGAATGCATCCTCTTTCTCCTGATAGTCAGGGATATTGAGCTTTTCCGCTGCGTCGTAGTGCTTACGGGCTGCCTCGACGTATTGCGCTGATTGCTGGGTGAACTCCTGAGTTTTGCGACCCTGCTCGGCGACAGCCTGGCTTCGTGCGTCCATAGCCTTGATCTGCCATTCACTGTTTGCCTGCTGGAAGGCCGCCAGTGCGCGGCTCTGGTCATAGTCGTACTTAGCCAGTGCGTCTTCGGAAAGATAATCGTTAGGGTCTGGTTGTTTTGGTAACTCAGGGTTCACCCGCAGGTGCTCCGGCAACTCTCCACGCTTAACCGCTTCCATCTGCTGCTCAAGCTCACGCTGGCGTTTGCGTTCGATGCGGCGACGAGCAAATTCAGCATTAGTTGCCGGGTCTTGTTTTGGTTTCTCATCGTCTTTCAGGACAATCTCGAAGCCTTCTTCCTGACCTGCGTTGTCGTTGGCATTATCGACAACTAAGCCATCAGCAGATGCCGCTGCATGATTGCCGGGCAGGGTTAATTCTTCAGAAGCCTGAATGTCGGTGGTTTGGTCCATGATTAACTCTCTCTTATTGAGGTGTCTCGGCTACTCCGCCGGAGGGGATTTGAACTTGACGCATAAGATTCGCGAAATCCATGCGTTGTGAATGAGTCTGGTCTGCATCTTTAAGAAGCAGCTCAGCGTTAGCGCGAGCGTCTTTGCTGCGCTGTTGCTGGAATTGACCTACGAGCTTGAGGTACTCACGCAGTTCTGCCTGCTTGTCGAGGTCCATATTGTTGAAGATTTCTGCAATCTTCGCGGCGTTGAGTTGGTTTTGGGCTTCAACCTTGGCAGCTTCAACCTGAATCTGCGCCTGTTGGTTCTCTGCCTTGAGCAATTCAGCCTGACCTTGCAGAAGGATGCCCTGCGCCTGAATTTGCTCTGCTGATGGCTGCTGCGGCTGTTGTTGTGCCTGCTGCACCATCTCCATCTCTTCAGGTGTTTCTGGTTTCTTCAGCCCCATCATCACCAGTTGCTTGTTCGCGTACTCTCGCATCATCTCGACGCCTTTACCGTCAAGCAGCGTGAAGTATTGCAGCATCAGCATCTGGAACTCTGGAGTACCTTGCGGAACCTTGGTGAGTAACTCCTGAATCTCTGCGCGGTTCTGTTCCTTCATGCTCTGGAAGGATGGTCCAAGTCCTATATAGCACTCGTAGCGACCGCGAATGTCGTTGAGTGTGACCACATTACCGGACTGGTAATCGACAACTTGCGCGTAGAGTTGAACGTCTTTCTCGCTTCCATCTTCAAGTGTCAGCGTTACATGACGAGGGATGTCATAAATATCATTGACCATTGAGGCATAAATCTCGCCATCACGCCGCATTGCGGTAGCCAGGTTATCCTGAAACACGTATGTCTCAAGGTCTGACCGCATGTTCAGTTGATTGACGGTATCGAAAGAGACCTGAGAGTTTGCTGCCTGTGCATCCACGCCAAGACTAGCCACCTCTTTCACTGCGTTGGTGGCAGCCTCAAGCATGTAAGCGTTGGCTTGCGGCACTTCAGGGTTTTCCATGTAGGAGATTGGACCAATCGGCAGGTCGTTACCGTTTTCATCAGTCCTGTTCTGGAGATAGTACGGATAGTCATCATTTCCACCGTACATGTATTCGTAGCCTTCGATTTGCTCAGGGAAGAAGGTCGGTTTCTTCTTCGGTGAACGACCAACAATATCGGCGTTGAATGACATGATCATGTTACGAAGGCGTTGACCGTCTTTCGTCAGCCTTACCACTCCTTCGTAGCACTCCTTGTCACCAGCGAATGACCATTCGCCATACACTGGAACGATTGGAATATGCTCTCCTGCTATCTTCTCGCGGTCTTTCAGTATCTGCGTGCAGGTGATGATCGACTTATACACACGCCGACGCTTCACCTTGCGCTCTGCTACCTTAATGAATCCACGATTAGCCAGGTCGTCGATGACGTCTTTAATATCCTGCTGGTAATAGCTGACCGGCTCACCTGTCAGCGGGTCGCGGTAGATGAAGACCTTCTCTTTCTTCTCTTCTATCTCGTAATACTCAGCGACGTAGACGACATCATTCGATACCCACGGAAACAGCCATGTGTCGTTCGGATTCTGGAAAGATGGCAAGGTGTCCGGATCAATACCGTAATCCTCTGCGAACTCTTTCCAGCCATTGCGTGACAAGGCGTTAATCACCGTGCAGTGCTTAGCGTCGCTCTTATCCATCTGCTTGCTGTTGGCGTCCCATATGACGTGTGAGCAGGCCTCATGGATTGGCAGGCGTCTGATTACCTGATTGTTGCTTGTTGGATCGTTGTCTTCGTACTGTGTGACCAGACGCCATGCACCAACGCCGGACTCTATCTGCTCACGAACGCCAACGTTAACGGCAATCTTTGCCGTGTTATGGCGCATATCAGTACGATACATCCCCATCAACACATCGGCTGCATCAGGATTAGCGCCGTCTTTGGGTCGGAAGAGAACGTCGATAGGGTTCCGGCGCATCTCTGCGACCAGTTTCCTGACCACTGGGCGAACAACATCGAATTGTCCGCGATATTGCAGGGTGGTGTAGTTTGATAGCCAGTCATCCCATTGCGACACTCGGCTAAAAAACAGGTCATTTGTCGCCTCGGTTCTGGCTTCATCGCTCGCCATCCAGTCTGCGTCAAACTTACACAGAATGGAATTGAGTCTGTTTTCGTCGGCCATTTAAGTTCTCCGTGCGATGGGCCTGATTGGGGCTGGTATCTTTTTCTCTTTTGGTTTTTTGATGTCGCGCATCATTTTGGCGAAGCGGCGCATCATGTATGCATAGCGAACGGCTGAGAGAACGTCGTCGTTAAGCTTGACGATCTTCCCGTTTTCATCACGGTGATAGAGGCGGAACTCCTCAAAGAATGGCTCACAGGTGTTGAATACTTTGAAGCGACCATCGAGCATCATGTCGCGCAATTCAGTGATGCCAGGCTCCACAGCATTACCGCCATCAGGCCATGTCGCATGCTCCTGCAACATCATAAAACCAGCGTCCGCGTACTGCCCTTTGAGCTGCTCACCGCCGCCCTTCTCATGCTGGTTTCCGTCATGAGGCCATGCGGTTGGCACTTTATGCGCCCATGATTTAACAGCTCCCCATGCCTGAACAGCTGTTTTTTCTTTCGCCTTCCACACGCGTGAAACGTAGATTGTGTCTGCGTCCTTATCCCACCAAAGCTGAACCTGCGCCTGTGGGTGATCCCATCCGAAATCCATCCCACCAATTACGTAGAAGTGATCAGGACACTCGAACGGCTGACACTTAATAGTCTCTTCCGGTATCTGGAAGATTCGACCACTACCCATCGTAGGAATACCGCGAGCACGCGCCTCTCTCTCATGCTCGGGATAGGATGCGATGATTTGCTCTTTCTGCTCGTCGGTGTAGTGCTCTGCGTCATAGATGGTCATGTTGACCACTTTCTGCGACTTGCTGGGATTCTTCAGGAACTTGGTAACAACGTCAGACATCCCCATCAGCGGGGTAAACGTCAGAATTGAGAATTGCCCGTATTTGTTGGTACGGGTAAGACCTTCGCCATAAATGCTGTATGGTGGCTCTTCGTCAAACCACACGCCGTGGATTGTGTCACCCTGCCAGCGAGCGCGGCCTTGCGAGTATGGTTTGAAGTAGCAGATTGAAATGCCATCTTCAACGCCATCAGCCGTGTGATGCTTAACCAGAAGATGATCAACAAGGTTCGGAAAGAAAGGAGACTTCTTCCAGCTAATGATGTCCTCTTTCGGTATAGAACCGTAGCCCGGTTCATCATTCTCTTCAATACGACCGCACAGGATGCGTTGAGTCGTTTTGGTTACCGTCTCGTTTGTCTCGCCACCAATCCAGAAGACAACAGGCTCATAGAAACGCTTACCTTTCCACTCCCCACCATATTTACCATCAGCAGGATAGCCTTTTGTGCCCGGATAACGCCCTGTAAGGTGAAACGCGACTTCAGCAGCACCAGTAAATGACTTACCAAGCTGGTTACCAGCCATAAAACAGCGCTCTGGATAGTCATGCCCGGCGTCGATGAACTCACGCTGTTTGCTGTATGGCGTAAATTCATATAGCAGGTGTGTGTTCCGGTAGTTCTCTTCTTCTTCGAGTAGCTCGAGCAATTCGATTTGCTCTTCGTCGCTCAGGTTATCAAGAATCGCGTCCAGTTCCACGGTTGAATAGCTCCTTGATACGAGAGCGTCGCTTATCGCGATCTCCCTTATCAGGTGTCACGTCTTCAACTTGCGACTGCTCTTTGAGGCCCAAATCACGGGCGATGATGTTAGCGTTGAGAAGGTCAGCGGCTGCGCCAGAGAATTTCTGGTCGTAGATGATGTCTTCCGCTCGTGATGTGACGTCAGAAAAACCTTCCATTGACCGGAAGGTCCCCCATGTTTGCCTGGTGATATCAAGGAAGGTACACAATCCTGAAATAGTCATGGCTCGCATCTTAGGGACATTAGCCTTAATTATTTCTCCCTGATATGAAAATACCTTACCCTCCCATAGCGGGTTATCATCAGCCCACTCGAAGTATTCACAACAAGCAGCCCACAGCGCCTCAGGCGATTCGAATTTAGGGTTTCGCCCATGACTACTGCGGGCCTCCCAAAATCGGTTGCCCTTTGGTGCTGCCATATTCATCTCACTTAGTTGTTATTTCAGGTTGAGCATCATGCTCCGGTAGTGAACAGGTCTAACGCTTCCTTAGATTTACGCACCGCTTCGAATGTGCGGATCGTGATATCCGAATTAGCGCCGCCTGACTGGAAGTGAATTTTGAATAGCTCAAGCTTCAGTTCGTCAGTGCCAATGAACTGAAATGCTTCCTCTGCGGCTGCGTTCTGGTTCATGACCAGTTTGTAAATCTCTAACTGGAATTTCTGTTCTTCAGTCATGGGAATAATCTCTGCCATTGTTGGCTCCGTTTATCCGTTAAAAGGGATATCAGTTAAGTTATCCCGTGTAGGGTATAAGCCATTATCAAAGCCACTCTGTAGGGAATGGCTTTTGTAATAACTACTGTTCGCTTAGCTTCTGCTTCAGCAAGTAACCTTCGAGCATCCAGATTTTGTTTACAGCATTTTGCCGGGCAATCTTCCGACCAATTTCTGCATCAAAGTTTTCCGTGCTTGCACAGGCACTCTCTCCGGTGACGGTGAAGCCATTCTTCAGCACCAGTACGCAGAAAGTGAGCAACTTCAATGGTGATAAATCACGATCGCCTTCTTCTGGTTTTTCCCTGCCACAATATTCGTTGCTGGAAATGGCACCATTACGTCCATCATAAGCAGTAAAGTAATGCTCGCTTTTAATCACGTCTTCGATGTGCTGCGGAGTGATTCGCGGTGCCGTTTTGCCTTTCTCAACGATTTCTTTTTCGATTTGCTGATCGTTCATAATTATGACCCTGTGGAGTGGTTGCTTGATTAGGATGTCTTTCCATCAGTCCGCCACCACAAAGAATCTTTTTTGCCATCAGGCAGGAGGTTCATCTTTCAGTGGCTGCCAGTGTTATTTCCCCACTTTCTGGCTTGGGTTGTTTCGCGGTACTGCCGTAACTGGTTGCCCAGAATAAATTCCGGTTTCATTATCAAGCCCACCCGTAGATAGGCTTTGTAATGAACTGGCTCTTATCTCAACGCAGCCCCTTACCGCGCGCCAGATGCTCAACTTCAAGCATCAGCAATGAGATGTTTAATCTGGATTCACTCCAGAAGTGATCACCCCCCTGTCTACAGAGCCAGATGTGAAGGATGATGAGTAAAATTATCGCTATCATCGAAGGCATTGCGTCCTGATGTATTCCTGAAGCGTTCTCAGTGCTGTTTGGTCGCGGATAATTCCGTCCCGGATATCGAGAACGTTTCGTCCAGCAACTGGAGAGAGTTCGACGGTGGCATCATTGCCCATGCCGGAGGCGCTGGAGGTTTCGGCTGAGGATGGCATATGGCATTTTCCTTTGACGAACACCCGACCACCATTATCAAGCTTGCGCCGAAGAGCATCATTTTCAGCTTTCGCATCAGCTAACTCCTTCGTGTATTTAGCATCAAGTGCATCAGCAGTACGCTGGCGCTGCTGCATGTCAGTAATGGTGGCAGTCGCCTGCTTCAGCTCACTGACTTTTTTATCGCGCTGCTCTTTGTAGGTCATGGCGTTATCACGGTAATGATTAACAGCCCATGACAGGCAGACGATGATGCAGATAACCAGAGCGGAGATAATCGCGGTGACTCTGCTCATACCTCAATCTCTCTGACCGTTCCGCCCGCTTCTTTGAATTTTGCAATCAGGCTATCAGCCTTATGCTCGAACTGACCATAACCAGCGCCCGGAAGTGAAGCCCAGATATTGCTGCAACGGTCAATTGCCTGACGAATATCACCGCGATCAATCATCGGTAAAGCGCCACGTTCTTTAATCTGTTGCAGTGCCACAGCGTCCTGGCTTTTCGGAGAGAAGTCTTTCAGGCCAAGCTGCTTACAATAGGCATCCCACCAACGGGAAAGAAGCTGGTAACGCCCGGCGGCTGTTGATTTGAGTTTTGGGTTTAGCGTGACAAGTTTGCGAGGGTGATCGGAGTAATCAGTGAATAGCTCTCCTCCTACAATGACGTCATAACCATGATTTCTGGTTTTCTGTCGTCCGTTATCAGTTCCCTCTGACCACGCCAGCATATCGAGGAACGCCTTACGTTGATTATTGATTTCCACCATCTTCTACTCCGGCTTTTTTAGCAGCGAAGCGTTTGATAAGCGAACCAATCGAGTCAGTACCGATGTAGCCGATGAACACGCTCGTTATATAAGCGAGATTGCTACTTAGTCCGGCGAAGTCGAGAAGGTCACGAATGAACCAGGCGATAATGGCGCACATCGTTGCGTCGATTACTGTTTTTGTAAACGCACCGCCATTATATCTGCCGCGAAGGTACGCCATTGCAAACGCAAGGATTGCCCCGATGCCTTGTTCCTTTGCCGCGAGAATGGCGGCTAACAGGTCATGTTTTTCTGGCATCTTCATGTCTTACCCCCAATAAGGGGATTTGCTCTATTTAATTAGGAATAAGGTCGATTACTGATAGAACAAATCCAGGCTACTGTGTTTAGTAATCAGATTTGTTCGTGACCGATATGCACGGGCAAAGCGGCATGAGGTTGTTAGCGCAGCCTCTTGCCACCCGCTTTCACGAAGGTCATGTGTAGAAGGCCGCAGCGTAACTATCACTGATGAATTCAGGATAGCCAGTGGCTACGGCTCAGTTTGGGTTGTGCTGTTGCTGGGCGGCGATGACGCCTGTACGCATTTGGTGATCCGGTTCTGCTTCCGGCATTCGCTTAATTCAGCACAACGGAAAGAGCACTCGGTGCATTTAAGACAAGCTCCATAAGGGAGAATGCTCTTACCTGTTACACAGATATAAAAAATCCCGAAACCGTTATGCAGGCTCTAACTATTGCCTGCGAACTGTTTCGGGATTGCATTTTACAGACCTCTCAGCCTGCGATGGTTGGAGTTCCAGACGATACGTCGAAGTGACCAACTAGGCGGAATCGGTAGTAAGCGCCGCCTCTTTTCATCTCACTACCACAACGAGCGAATTAACCCATCGTTGGGTCAAATTTACCCAAGTTTATTCAAAAAGTCAATATCATGCCGTTAATATGTTGCCATCCGTGGAAATCATGCTGCTAACGTGTGACCGCATTCAAAATGTTGTCTGCGATTGACTCTTCCTTGTGGCATTGCACCACCAGAGCGTCATACAGCGGCTTAACAGTGCGTGACCAGGTGGGTTGGGTAAGGTTTGGGATTAGCATCGTTACAGCGCGATATGCGGCGCTTGCTGGCATCCTGGAATAGCCGACGCCTTTGCATCTTCCGCACTCTTTCTCAACAACTCTCCCCCACTGCTCTGTTTTTGCTATATCAACCGCACGACCTGTACCGTGGCAATCTCTGCATCTTGCGCCCGGCGTCGCGGCACTACGGCAATAATCCGCATAAGCGAATGTTGCGAGCACTTGCAGTACCTTTGCCTTAGTATTTCCTTCAAGCTTTGCCACACCACGGTATTTCCCCGATACCTTGTGTGCAAATTGCATCAGATAGTTGATAGCCTTTTGTTTGTCGTTCTGGCTGAGTTCGTGCTTACCGCAGAATGCAGCCATACCGAATCCGGCTTGTGATTGCGCCATCCCCATAGCAGCCATCACATCAGTACCGGAAAGAGAGTCAGAAGCCGTAGCCCGTGGTGAGTCGCTCATCATTGGGCTTTTTGGCGAATGAAATTTAGCTACGCTTTCGAGTCTCATCGTCTTCCCCTCTTGCCCTGTTTGACCATCAGGACGCCGTTAACTATTACGTGACGCTCACCTTTGCTGTCTCGGTTGTACTTGAGCACTGTTCCTCTTGCGCAGGAAAGCATCCTCGCCACTTCGGTCTGATTGTCTCGTGTCTGGATAAGAAGCTCTGGTATCGTTTGAATTGTGGCGTTCATGCGTTCTCCAGTTCGGTGATTTTTATTCCAAGCCGTCCGCCTGGTACTTTCACACCACGAATTACGCGAATGTCATCGAATTGCTCGTCGTCTTCCGCAAATCCGGCGTGGATAAGGGAATCGAGTAAACCTTTCAGGATGTTGTCGAGGTCGCGGCGGCGGGAGTCTGGAACGTCTGCGATGACTTTGATGCGGAGTCGTGATTTGGTGAAAATGTCTAACTTAAGTTGGCGGATGATTTGCTGAACGTCTTTTCGGTATTTCTGGCCTTTATCGCTTATGTAATATTGGCTTCCCCGTCTTCGCCAGTAGGTATTCACCGACGGCGGGTATGGAAGCACAAACTGATATTCGTTCATGACTTAATCTTCCCCTCCCTCAGCAGTATCGCCTGCGTCCTGATCACGCCTTCGAGGTGGTAAAGTCTGGCGTCTTTGTTGTCGATATTATGGGTGCGTCGGTCGATCTCCGCGTGGCAGTCACTACAAGCCCATGCACCGATCAGGTCGTCAGGCTTCATTCCCGTTCCGCAAATTCCAGCCATCCGGTAATGTGCCAGAACTGTAGTTTCAGGATTGCCATTGCATACGCCGTAAATACGTACCTGGCATTCTCTGTTGCGCGCTTCTTTGCGTAGGTTAGCCATTAAGCAGCCTCTCCTGTTACTTTCAGCATTCCGTTATCGAGCAGCTTTCTGGTCAGCCACTGTTGGCCACGTCCGGTGATTTTTGTAGTGAACGATATCTGTATTCCGTGATTTGTGTTGACCGCTGTTTCTTTCACTGTGAAATAGCCGCGATCCATATATTCCTGCATTGGCACATTGCGCCGGGAACCTGAAGCAATAAGGATTTTGTGATCGCGCATCCACGCAAACAGTTTGTTTGGACCAATTCCAACAACCTTTGCAAAGTTTCCAATCAAAATTCCGCTGGCCTCGCCAACGCGATCGGCAAACTCAACTTTAGGTGCGGCAATTGCGAGCTGGTTTTCCAGTTGCATTTTCTGCTCAGCAAGGTTAGCAGCAAGGCGCAACGCTTCTGGTAGCGTTTTGGGGATATTAACCGCAGCTTCTTCAAGCTCTCGCCAACGGTCAACAAGGCGAGCGGTGAACTCTGGCGACAACTGGGCGACGACAATAATGCTGTCTCGCTTTCCTTGTTCGCCCTCGAAGACGTAGAAATCACGCTTCCCGGTAATAACACCTAAATCATTGATTATGTTAGTGTGCTGCAATGCAGGAGGCTTGATAACGCCACGTTTCACCAATCTATCTATGGATACTTTTACATTGCTATGGCGGCTTTCTACCAACTCAGCGATTTCAATGCTTGTCATTTTGATGGCATTGCCATTTATTAACTCATTCATCGTCTTCTTCCTCGAACATTGAGCTATTCGGATCGCTCATCAGTTCTGCGCAGCAGTGCTCACATACGTGAACTTCCAGCACATGCAGCTTCTGACCGCAATTAGCGCACGTTAAAGCCCGCTCGACGCTTTCTTGTTCGTAACTTCGATTTGGGTCAATCACCTTGTATTCCTCGCACGATTTCTTAGCCACCGGATATCCCACAAGTGAGCCGTGTAGTTGAAGGTTTTTACGTCAGATTCTTTTGGAATTGGCTTGCGTTTATTTCTGGAGCGTTTCGTTGGAAGGTATTTGCAGTTTTCGCAGATGATGTCGGTGAAACTTCGTCGCTGTCGTCTCATGTCGCCCTCCTGACGCCCTGCCCGATCGCCATCAATGCCGCTTTGGATACGGTAGTAAACATCCGTCGAGGACTGATGAACGGTCGCCAAATCAGCAGCATGGAGCCTTTGCTGTTTCCCTTCTTCTCCAGCCCCGTCGATGGTTCGATAAAATTAATCCGTCCATCAGTGATGATGCGAACTTCGTCAACGCTCTCCAGAGCCTTGCTGAACCATCCGACTGACATATCCTCTGGCACAAGCATCACTACCGTCTGTCGCTGTTGTATGCACTGCTCAGCAGCTTTTTCCACCCACGGCCTGATATTGCTGTACGGTGGGTTATTCCAGATTGCACCGTGGCTTACCCACTCAGAATTGAGCGCGTCGTCGGCCTCAGTTAGCCAGTGAGCGCACAGAGCATTTTTGTCGCTCGCTGCCGAATCCAGCCAGAATCCAAACTCAATATCCAGTGCATCAAAAAGCCAAAGCGGCGTTTGCCAGCAGTCCTTGTCGTGTGCCGGCGTATTTGATTTGATAGTCACTCTACTTGCCTCTCCTTTAGATCCAGGTACTCGCAATTATCAGGAATGGTTAGTCGTAATCCCTTCTGATGCGCCCACTGGTCAATATCGGTCAGATATTTGTGCATATCTCCAATATCAAGCTGACGTGTTGATTTAACGCATCGTGTAATATTAAAAATCGTCACCCTTTTAGCCGGACAAAACATATCTTTCAGCCACTCATGAACCTCTTCAGGCGTGAAGTTTTCAGCAGAAGCAGCAGATAACTGTGCGGCTATTTCTGCATTCCACACCCACATCAGATTGTTTTGTGACAATGTACGCTTCTCACGGTACTCAGATATTTTGATTCGCCAGCGTTTGCCGGTAGAGAGGATTTGTTTCAGAACTAACCAGAATTGTGATTTATTGGTTTCGTGCAGAATGAAATCATTCATCATCAGTCATCAAATCTAATTGCTGGATAATTCTGTCACACTGAAAATCATTATCGATTTTAACCAACCGGCGAAGAACGCGGTCACGCGGATAGATACGTGGCTTAGGGGCGTTTTTCTGTCTCTCGCCAGTCGGAAGTCTGGAAGCAGACCAGTACCGATTTGCACGACCAATGTTCTCCTGAAAGTCGGCGCGGACAAGCTCAGTCATCGAACTCATTTCTTAAAGCCTCCAATTACTCTCCCCCAAATAAAAAGGCCTGCGATTACCAGCAGGCCTGTTATTAGCTCAGTGATGTAGATGGTCATACGTCAGCCCCTTGTGCATATCGTCTGCCACGCGCAGCAGGTGCATTTGATGCTGTGCAAATCTGTCTGGCTTCATCCTGGTCACACGCAACAAAGTGTCCGTTGCAGAACCGCTGGTAAACCGTACCAAGTGAGCCAAAACGGTTTTTCGTCACGATGATTTCAGCAAATGGCGCGGCGCTACTGTTCTCGTCATATACAGCTTCCCGATAGAGCATGATGATTGAGTCTGCGTCCTGTTCAATGCTTCCTGAATCACGCAAATCTGCGTTTGTCGGGCGCTTGTTTGGTCGCTTCTCAACATCGCGTGAAAGCTGACTCAGGGAAATAACCGGTGTTTTCAGGTCTTTCGCCATCGCCTTCATGCTTCCGGAGATGTGAGCAATTGCGAGGTCGTTGCGGTCTGCTTTCGGCTTCTCAATCAGGCCAAGATAATCCGCCATGATGAGTGACAGGTTTGGATTTTCCTGTTTGTGCCTTTCTGCGATTGAGCGAATTTCTTCGACCGATAACCGCGAGGCATCGACTACCCATACATCCAAATCTGCAAGCTGACTCATGCCGTTAGCAACACGCGCCCAGCCTTCGTCATCCATCGATGCAGGATTTCGCAGTACGCTAACCGACATTCTCCCGGCGTTGGCAATGCTTCGCTCTGCAATCTGCAATGCGCTCATTTCCATTGAGAAAATCAATACTCCGCGCCGGACGTCAGAACCAGGAATAACGCGGCTTGCAACGCCTTCGGCAATCTTCAGCGCCAGTTCGGTTTTCCCCATACCAGGACGAGCAGCGATTATCACCAGGTCTTCTGCGTTCATCCCTCCGGTGATAGCGTCAAGCTCTTCGATTCCGGTCTTCAGGGTATCGGACTCTTCTCCGTTCCTCAGACGCCTGTCAAGCGTGTCAGTGTAGTCGGTGATGATTTCCCCTAACCGTACAGGTTTAACCTCGTCACGGGGCTTTCTGATAGCTGAAAGACGCTTTACGAGCTCGTCCATCGCCTGACTCGATGTATCGATGGTTCCGCTCTGAATTGGTTCACGCATTTCATCCATGATTTCCAGCACCAGACGGCGGTGATAGTTATCCGCGACCATTCCGGCATATCCCTTCAGGTTTGCGGCACTCGGGCAGTTTTTGCTGGTCATCAGGATTGACGTGAAATGCTCCTCTCCGCACGCCTCGGCAACCATCAGCGCGTCGATTAGGTTTCTGTTTCGCGCCTGCTTGCGGATAACCTCGAAGGCTTTCCGGTAGAGCGGAATTGAAAACGCTTCCGGCTCCAGCGTTGCCAGAACGTCGCTGGCGGTTGGTGTTAATCCACCAATCAGCAGGCCACCGATAACGCTCGCTTCGATATCCTGTTTCATGCAATCCCCCTGTCTGCAAACTTCCCTTCCCGAACTCCCGTTAACGAGTCTTCTCTCAGCAGGTAATCAAAATCAGCCGTCCAGCCCGTGTCGTTGTCTCCGAAGTAAAACGGCTTGGCCTGATGCACAAACGCCCTGACATACGCCCTGAAACCGTCCACGTTTGGCGTTTTCAGTTGCGGGATGATTTTCTTCAGGCGGCGTTTGCGTTTCTCGTTGACCGCAACAGCGTGTGGCAGTCTGTCACCGACTTCGGTGTTGTAGGCGTTCAGGAAGGATTCGTAGTCGATTCGTTCTGCCTTGCGACGTTCAGGTTTAACCTGCCCATCGCCTCCCCCATTGGGGGGTAGGGGGGTATTATTTATATTCTTGTTAATACCTTCTTGTTCATGATGTGCGGTTGTTTGTGCGGCTTCATGTGCGCTTTCATGTGCGGCATGTACGCTGAAAGCCGCGACATTGCTGGCTTCATCATGTGCGGAATCATGTGCGGTTGTTTGTGCGGCTTCATGTGCGGGTAAATCGTCCATTTTTTGAGCATATTCATGGTAATTTGTGATGGTTATCACACGACCTTTTTGCTTCTCTCCATCAATGGAGATCATCCCCTCTTTCACAAAAACCTGAAGCATCCGCTCAACCTGATCACGGCTTGCTGGCTTGCCATGTCTGTCGCATAACTGAAGACCTAAATCAGCTGCTGTCACAACCAGTTGACCGGGTTGCAGATGCCATTCATTACCTTTGAAATTCGCTTTGTATGGCTTTCTGGCGGCATTCAGGAGAAGGTTTTCCCACAGGGTGCGAAGATAAACATCTTTCGCCCATGACTGTTTCAGAATGCTCCGGTACAACGGAATGTAACCAGTTTTCTGGTTCTCCATCCTGTTGCTCCTGCGCTCGTGTGCGGCGCTGAAATCGTAGATTTTTGCTGTATTGCTCATAACTACCTGCCTTGACGAAAGACCTTAAGAACATCGTTAAACTGACTTACGGATATGTCTTCTTTGAGAAGCTTTTCCAGAAATGCGTTTGGAATGAACGTATATCCCTCCTCTTTTGGTAGAGACTGGAGCAACGCCCTCGCCTCAGCCTTCAGAAGCTCAGTTCTGGCAACTTTCACAAAAGAGATTTGAGTTCTTTCATCAATGGAACGAAGGAAGCGCAAACGCTTAGCTTCTTTGTGTGTATCAGGTGGATTAAAGCCTTTGTTTCGCATATAATTACCTCGTTGGATGTTGTTAAAAATCCATCTGGATTTGTTCAGAACGCTCGGTCTTGCACACCGGGCGTTTTTTATTGGTGATTTCATCAAGCGCATACTTAAAAGCCCTGCTAATCGGACTGATGTCTGATGCCATTCCGAAAGCACACAAGACCGAAGCAATAAATCTCCAGTCCGTTCTGCTTATCTTCGATTCATGACAGCCAATCATCTTTGCCAGACCGCGCTGGGTAAGCGTTGACAGGTTGATGAGTAAATCTGTTTCTGCGCGATCAACGTCGCGCTGTGATAGTTTGCTGTAACTTGTTTGTTCCATTTCTTAAGATTTCCAGTAGTGAATAGTTAGTTGAAAGGTATGCGTGGAAACGCATATGGCCTTAGTTGGTCAGATATCTTGGAACTCGCTTTTCAGCGACGTAGGACGAATGTCCGTTGTTACAAAGAGCGGATCCGCTTATTAAGCGGCTTTGTGTTCCGGCGGGAACACGTCATCAAGACTGACTTTTGCGCCTAACTTGTTTAGGCACGCAACAAGAGCACGGCATGTTTTAAGGTCTGGGAAGCGACGACCAGATTCCCAATGTCCGATAGCTCCCTGTGTGCATCCAACTGCCTTAGCAAGTGTTGTTTGAGAGATATTCAGTGACTCTCGATATTTTCGTAGGTTGCTCATATGCCCTCCATAGTAACCATAACGCAATAATACGATATGTACTTTTAGAATGCAAACAAAAAATACATCTTGTGCATGGATGATTTTAGTACAGAGCGTAATAATAAGGGTATGAAAATGAAATGGTATGAACTGGCTAGATCCAGAATGAAAGAGCTCGGCATAACTCAAGAGAAGTTAGCCGAAGAGCTTGGTATGACGCAGGGTGGAATTGGTCACTGGTTGCGCGGATCTCGTCATCCATCTCTTGACGAGATTGGTGTGGTGTTTAAATACCTTGGTATTGATAACGTCTCATTCAACCACGACGGTACATTTTCACCTGTTGGCGAATACTCATCTGCCCCCGTTAAAAAACAATATGAGTACCCTGTTTTTTCTCATGTTCAGGCCGGGATGTTCTCGCCTGAGCTTAGAACCTTTACCAAAGGTGATGCGGAGAGATGGGTCAGCACAACCAAAAAAGCCAGTGATTGTGCGTTTTGGCTTGAAGTTGAAGGTAATTCCATGACCGCGCCAACAGGATCCAAGCCAAGCTTTCCTGACGGGATGTTAATTCTCGTTGACCCTGAGCAGGCTGTTGAGCCAGGTGATTTCTGCATAGCCAGACTTGGTGGTGACGAGTTTACCTTCAAGAAACTGATCAGGGATAGCGGTCAGGTGTTCCTACAACCACTAAACCCGCAATATCCAATGATTCCATGCAATGATAGCTGTTCCGTAGTAGGGAAAGTTATCGCTAGCCAGTGGCCTGAAGAGACATTTAGTTAACAGCCTCACCACTCTAAAACACACAACAATAACCCGACCTTAGCGTCGGGTTTTCTTTTTCCAAAATATAAACCCATTAAATACAAAGCGTTATAAAAAACTAAACCATATTTAGAACATTTTGTATTGACTCAGTAAAGTACACATCGTACTATTTAGCCATCAGCAGGAAGCTGGAAGCCAAACGGAACAGACTGGCAGGCTCTTTAAACAACGTCGAACACTCGACTACGTGGCTGAAAAGCCAGATCACCCAACCACATAAGCTGTGGGATGCAATGCCGAAGCAACCGTCTCAGGAGGGGCTTCGAGATTGCATCGCCAAAGTTTATTCGGGAGGAATCTATGTCCAGAAAAACAGAATTTAAAGGAACCGCAGCTTCTCGCCGTAGAGCTCGTCGTGCAAATCTGCAAAGTCAGGAGGCGATCAGCTCCGACAAGCTACACAGGCCAACCCCTTCACGAGTGGTCTTGCAATGCAAGCGCAAACCAGCAATGAGAGCAGAAGTGATAACTCTGACAACGTTGACCAGAAAATATGAAGGTTCAACTTGTCTTCCAAACGTAGCTCTTTACGCGGCAGGCTACCGGAAATCCAAACAACTGACAGCAAGATGACTTGTGTTGGTCGCCAGAAAATGAAATTAGGCAGCAAACCACTTATTTGAGGTGATATATGGAATTTCATGAAAGTGCGATTTATGATTTTCGCGCTAACGCAAATTCAGTAAAACCACAGCCAATTGTGCTCTGCGGCGACGTGGGCGTCGGCAAAACAGA